CAGGTGCCTTGCAGGTATGTGTGGTGTGATGAAGTTGACAAGTGGCAAAGATGGTCAGGTGAAGAAAGTGACCCTGTTGAACTGGCAAGCAGAAGAACAGACAGTTATTCAGGGATTGAAACAGTGGTGTTGTGCAGCACGCCGACCACTGAAGATGGCTTTATATGGCAGTCACTGGAGTCAAGCCACAGGCTGGCTTTCTATGTTCCATGTCCAAGGTGTGAAACCTGGCAACAGCTGATATGGGGAAGTGATGTTGAACACGGTGTCACCTGGCCTGGTGGCAGGGGTGCTGACATTGAAGAACTGATTGCCAAAGACTTGGTGAAGTACAAGTGTTGTGAATGTGGTGCACTGTGGGGTGACTTCACCAGAAGACAGGCAGTGAAGAAGGGTGTGTGGTGTGATGCAGAACAGCCTGCAGGCAGGAAGGTTGAACCTGACCCACTGACTGCACCACACCTTGGCTTCCAATGGTCAAGACTGTACAGCACAACCAACCACACACTGGCACAGTTTGTTGGCATGTGGCTTGATGCACAAGGCTTCCCAGAAAAGCTGATGGCCTTCATGAATAACGTGTTGGCAGAACCTTGGGTTGAAGTGGTCACGTCAGCCAAGTGGAACAAACTGCTTGAAAGGTGCCATGGCTACAGAATGGGGGAAGTGCCAGCAGGTGTTCAGGTCATGACGATTGGTGTTGACGTGCATGAAGATGACTTCAGGTATGCCATCAGGGGATGGGGGCATGGTGAAAGCACCTGGCTGATTGCCTATGGTTCATTGCCTTTTGAACGTGGTGCACGTGACTGGCAAAGGCTGGCACAGCTGGTGTTGGTTGAACGGCAGTCTGAAGATGGAAGGGTTGTGATGCCTTCACTGTGCATGGTTGACAGTGGCTTTGTGCCTGAAGAAGTGTATGCCTTTGCACGCATGCATCCACATGTGGTCAGGGCCACCAAGGGAACTGAACAGCTTGCAGGCCCATGGCGACAAAGCAACCTGAAGCGTGTTGGTGGTGTGCTGTGGTTGGTCAAGCCATCCATCTTCAAAGAATACCTGCACACCAGGTTGACCCTTGACCCTGGCCAACCAGGTGCCTGGCATTTTCCTGAAGGCACTGGCGACGACTACTTCAGAGAACTGTGCAGCCACAGGAAGGAACGTGTTACACAGAAGCGTACAGGGGTGGTCAGGTATGAATGGCGCAGGAAACAGGGCGTGCCTGACCACTGGCTTGACTGTGAACTGCAGAACTGTGTGGCAGCCAAGATGTGCAATGTGGCAGCCTTGCCAGTGTCTGCCATCATCCACCAACAGAAACAGCCACAGGCACGTGACCACGGTGACTGGATAGGTGCAGGGGAATGGTCACTCTGACAGCCTGACAGCCACAGTCTGCCCTTTCATGGGGCCGACCCTATACTTTCCCACCCTGGCCCTGAATGCCGTTACAGGGCCACACAGGGCCTGCATTGGCCTTTCAGCATGTGTCATATCTGCCACACCATCTTGACAGACGGTTCAATTCTGTGCCAATTGTATACAGTGGATAGTGTGAACAGTGCAGAAAGGTGGCATATCTGGTGGCATCACCAACACTGACTGAACAGCTGGATGCAGTAAACAATGCCATTCTTGCCCTGGTGAGCGGTGCCAGGTCATACACCATTGCGGGCAGGTCTGTGACCAAAGAAGACCTGACACAGCTGCGTGAATGGCGCAGGGAACTGCAGCAGGAAGTGGGCCTTCAGACGCAAGGCCCTGCCAAGACCCTTCTGACCTTTGACAACCCAAGCTGAAAGGCCACCCATGCGAAGAAGAAGGCAGCCAAGTGATAAGCAGGGCAACTTCATGTCACGTGCCCTTGATGGCTTCATAGGCACACTGTCACCCACCCGTGGATTCAGAAGGAAGATGGCCAGGCTGATGACTAATGATGCTGATTGGATGATGGCAAGTGGTGGCTATCGGTCAGCAAGGAAGAACAGGGTGACTGATGACTGGCAGCCTGAAGATGGCAGTGCAGATGAAGCCATACTTGATGACCTGCCAACCTTGCGTGCCAGGTCACAGGATGTGGTCAGGAACAATGCAGATGCTGCTGGCATTGTGACAACCATGGTGGCCAACGTGGTCAGCAATGGCATCAGGCCACAGGCGAGAACACCACACAATGAAGACATGCTTGCTGATGGTGTGACTGAAGAAGGTGTGAAGGCCCTGGCGCGTGCAATGGAAGCAACTTTCAATGCATGGGTGCCATGGGCAGATGCTGCTGGCAGGCTTGACTTTTGGGAAATGCAAGCACAGGTGGAAAGGTCAATGTTGGTTGATGGTGAAGTCATTGCCATCAGGCAGATGCTGCAGGATGACAGAAGGCCACTGATGACCGCAGTTGAATTGATTGAACCTTCAAGAATGGCAACACCAGTTGACAAGATTGGTGACAACAGCATCAGGGCAGGCGTGAAAATAGGTGAACATGGTGAACCCATTGGCTATTGGATAAGGAAGGGCACAGCTGCAGGATTGGGCACACCGACTGCACAAGGCTTCACATACTATCCAAGGGTTGATGAGCAGACAGGTATTCAGAACGTGCTGCACCTTTACCACCAAGACAGGCCAGGTCAGTCACGTGGCGTGCCAATGATGTCAACACAGCTTGACCTGATAAACCACATTGAAAGATACGTTGAAGCAGAAGTGGTTGCTTCACGGTCAGCTGCATGCAATGCATGGGTTGTAAAGACACCTGACCCTTTCAGCAGTGCTGCAGCCAACACAGCAATGACACAACAGAATGCATATGGCAGCTATGACAAGATTGAAAGCCAGTCGCCTGGTGCTGTGCACTACCTGCAGCCAGGGCAAGACATTGACACCTTCAAGGTTGACAGACCTGGCACGCAATTTGAAGGTTTCCTGACTGTGATGCAAAGACGCTTTGGCACTGCATGGGGGCTGCCGTATGAACTAATTGCCAAAGACTTTTCAAAGACCAATTATAGTTCTGCACGTGCAGCCCTTCTGCAGGCATATAGGCTGTTCAGGTATAGGCAGTCATGGCTGGCCAGGAAATTCTGTCAGCCTGTGTGGGAATGGGTCATGCAGGAATCAGCAGCCAAGGGCATTCTGCCTGTTGATGTGGCCACCCTGGTGAAGCATCAATCACTTCTGCTTGGTGCACATTGGGTGCCACCTGGTTGGGAATGGGTTGACCCAATGAAAGAAGCCAGTGCAGCAGAGAAAAGCATGGGCAATTATCTATCAGCACTAGTTGAAGAAGCAGCAAGGCGTGGCCTGAATTGGGAGCAGATACTTGAAGAAGCAGCAAGGGTGATGGCCAAGATTGAAGAACTAGACCTGCCAATGCCAAAGGTGTTTCAAACACAGCAGCAGGGTGGTGCCTGATGCCATACCCCAATGAACACAGTGCCAGGTTACGCAGCCCTGATGACTTCAACCCTGACACCTTCAGGCGTGTTGATGGTGGCACCATCTTTGGAAGGGTTGAAGTGCCAAAGACCATTGCTGTGATATGGGGAAAACTGAAAGGTGCTGACAGTGCTGATGACTTCCCTGTTGCACAGGCCCTGCGATTCCCTGTAAAGGATTGGACTGAAGCCAAGGCAAAGAAGTGGCTGAAAGATAATGACGTCACGGTCATCAAGTTTGAAAAGGCGACAAAGGCACAGACAGGTGGTGAACCCATGGATGAAGGCAAGATGGCAACCTTTCCTGCAGAAGCATTCATGCTGAATGAAACAGAAACAGACATGCATGTGCTACTTAGGGATGAAGAAGACAGGCCAAGGCGTGTGAAGATGGTGGTGAACAGTGGCAAGCCACATGGCCATCACATATGGGGAAACATGGTGCTTGACATGAACCGTGGCACCATCGGAAAACAAAAGAAGTCAATCCTGGTTGAACACAACCCATTGCTGATTGCTGGACAGACTGACAAGGTGGTCATTGGTGATGATGGGAAGATAACAGCAGAAGGCTTCATCACTGATAAAACGGAAGTGGGCAGGGAAAGGATGGGCCTTTTGGCAGAGGACCATCCTTTTGAAGTCAGCTTGCTTGCAATCCCAAAGCGTGTTGTCAGGTTGTCTGAAGGCCAGACACGTGAAGTGAATGGCAGGCAAGTGTCAGGCCCTTGCCACGTCTTTCAAGATTGGAAGATGCGTGAAGTCAGTTTGTGTGCCTTGGGTGCTGATGAAAGAACCAGTGCAACTGCACTTTCAGATACAGGGAAGGGTGAAGTGACTGTGCACCTGTTTGGTGATGATGACCAAACTGTTGAACCAAGAAAGGTGGATGACGTGAAACTATCGGAAGAAGCACAGGTGCAGGAAGAAGTGAAAGATGAAGTGAAGGATGAAGACAAGGATGAAGCCACCCAAGATGTCAGTGAAGAAGGCACTGATGAACCCGATGAAAAAGAAGGCACTGGTGAAGATGGTGGTGCCACCAGTGAAGACGGTGACAGTGATGATGAAACTGGTGATGCAGATGAAGAGTCTGCAGAACTGAAGATGCATGATGCTGGTTCTGCGGAAAGAAACAGATGCCTTGCCATTATGAAGAAGGCCAATACACTTGGCCTTGGTGGCCTTGGTGAACAGCTTGTGCAGGAAGGGCACACCATTGAAGCAGCCATCATCAAGCTGCAGGATGCCAGGCTTGAACAGTTGACCAGTGGCGCACCTGATGCACCAGGTGTGAACAGTGGTGAAGATGGTGAAGCCATTGACCAAAGCCTGCCACTTGAAGAAAGGGTCAAGGCTGAATGGGCACTTGCTGATGACATGAAAAAGAAGGCATTCTTTGGGAAGTATGAATACTTCCTTGAGTACATGAAATACAAAGAAGAAGCCTGAACAGAAGACGTGGTTGACAC